ACTGCGTTGCCAGTGGACGCAACGTCCGGAGCCTCTGCGCCAGTCATATCAATGAAGCGATCAAAATTCTGCAATGCTTGAAGATTGTTTTCTTCTGCACGCCTGCGCAATGGGCCACCAAGTTCGCTAAAGATTTGCTCTTTCTCGAAAGCCAATTGTTCAGGATCGCGTGCAGCAGCACCACGCGTCAATTGAACAGGAACCGGAAGCCCTTCCGCCTGCATAAGCCGAATTTCTTCAGGCGATGTTCCCATTGCGCCGCCAGAACGACTTGTAATGGTTTCACCAGCCTCAAACATACGCGGGGATGTGACAGCAATTTCATCAGCAGCAGATACCGCCGCAGGAACCGCTTGAGGAACGCCACGGAACGTTGAGACGGCTTCAGGAATAGAACGAGCAAAAGACTGCGCCTGACTAACAGCACCAGCGGCAGGGATGCCACCAGCAATCGTTGCAGCGATCTGTGCTGGCACTCCGCCACCCTGTTGCCTGACAATCTCTGCTGCTGAAGCGCCGCCAATATTTGCAGCGATCTGTTGAGCAGGTTGCGTTGCCAATATCTCAGCAATTTCACGGCCAGCGGTAGGCAGTACGCGTGCAGCACCCATTGCGCCACCGACACTTGTTAAACCACCTATGCCAGCGCGATTGATTGCAGTTGCCAGCGGATCGCCCTGCGGAGCGCCAGTTGCTTCGCGGAATGTCTGACCAAGATCAGTTGTAAGATTGGCTCCAGTCAGCGCGTTGACAACAGCATTTGCTGGATTCGCAACGATGCCAAAAACGTCTCCGACGCCCTGGGCTATATCACCAACGCCAGCGTAAAATGCTTGACCCAGATCGCCGCCAGCAGGTGCTGCTGCTTCAGAAGGCGCAATGTACGGCTTAAATCGTATGTTCTGCCTTGTTGTTTCGTTCTCACGCAGCGCCTGAATGGTTTCAGGACTCAATCCATTGCCTCCAGTCAATTGACGTGAAAGCGCATCAATCTGTTCGATTGTCTGATTGCCAGCCCATGCTTGTTGCAAGGCATTAGTAATTTCAATGTCGCGATCAGTGGCAACAGGGCCACCGCCAGGCGGAATATTTATCTCAGGAGCCGAAACTCGCTCTGGACGATATTCTTCCGGCAAGCTTTCTGGATTGCGCTCATATTCCTTGCGCCAATATGATTTTACATCCTCAACCTGCTGCTGCGTGCCGAATGGCTGGCCGACAACAAGCATTGGGTTGACATTATAGACAGGTGATTGCGCATCAGAAGTGAAGCGATCTCGCGTAAATTTATAAGCCTGATTTTTTTCCGTAATGACCTTATGCAAGCCCGATCGAATGCTTGTTCGAGCAGCATCGGTAAACTTGCCATCAGATGCACGCAATTCACGCAATGCGCCTTGAACGGCGGCTGGCAGTCGCGCATCGGATGCGTTGATGTTTTCCATATCGCTTGCGCCGACCGTGCTTTGCGGGTCGATGGTCTTTGCGTAGAGATAGAGCAGCGTTAAATCTTCATTCGGCCCAGTCTTCAACGCAGCGACATAATTCGGGAATGCTTTTTCATAATCCTTAACGGCATCTTCGCCGCGATAAGCGTCACGCAATTCCTTGACGCGTTTGCGCTCATCTTCGCTGACTGCACGCGCTTCCGAAGCGGCAGATATATTAGATGATTGTGCTGCACGGATGTTGGCTTCTTCTGCTATCTGAGCAGAACGAACTTCACGTTCCTCCCTCCGCACGTTGGGATTAGGAATAACAACGCCGGTTGAAACCGACTGTGCGGGTTCAACAGTTTGGTCTTTGCTCCACCATTCTTGAGCCATTTTTATTCCCCATACCTACGGCGAGAACCGCTTACATCAGGAGCCTGTCCCCAACCGGGAAAGGTTATATGAATTGTGCCTTTGTTACTAGGCGCAACCCTAGCACCAGGATACATTGAACGAACAGTTTGCATTGCTTGCTGTTGCGTCATCCCTTTGGGCGGAAAAAAGTCTAAAGCGTCACCCATTGGATGCGATCCGCTTTTGGTCTTGGTCAGCCCTTGAGCAACCAATGCCTCTTGATGGCGCTGCGTTCTGAATCCGCTTGTCGGTGCAAAGCCTAGCTTTCCAAGATCGGCAATCGGGTTAATGTTACTGCCCTTGAAATGTACCAGACGGCTTTGAACCCGTCTGACCTCCCTTCACTTTCAAGCTGCCATCAGGAGCGCGATACTGCGTGCCTGGCGCAAGTGCCTCATACTCTGCTTGACTTTTCGGAGATGGAACAACGTTAGGTTTCGGTGCATCAGCGCCATAAAGGCGGAAATATTCCGAGCGCGGCCCAACAAACTTGCCACCACTAGGCGTTTCAAGTTCCACCAGAGGATCGGCTTGATTGGTGGCAAACTGTTCTGCCAAGGAACGGCCCCGTTCGCTATTGGGATCAATGCCAGCAGCAACCAGATTCTTCTGGAATGCAGTTAAATCAGCGCGGTCGATTCCTTCATTGATTTTTTTAAAGCGATCAGGATCAGCAAAAGCCATTAGAACGCCAAGAGTATTCCGAGCGGTAGCCGGATTGGCCTTGATGCCCTGCGCTGAATCACGCAACTGCTTGGCAACATCGACCTCGCCGCTATTTTCAAAAGCCAAAGCCGATTCTTCGAGTTTAGCGATTGCGGCTTCAGAGGAAATATTTCCCTGTGCATCTGGACGCAAAAGCATGAATGCCTGTTCTCCAGCGCCAAACAATGCGTTCTTTCGAGCATCGCCAAATGTTTTTTGCTGACCGAGCAAAACATCTGCAAGATCCGGATTGTTACGGACTTGCACCATATAGTCTGCATAAGTTGCATTTGGACCAAGAGCAGCAAGTGCGCCATTCAAACGGCGAACCTTATCGGCTTCGCGTTCCCTCTGCTCGGCCTGCATCCTGTTTGCACGACCAACTTGACCAATTTGAATGCCCTCGATGAAGGCTTCCCCAGGCGATTTTATATTTAGTGAATAGTTATACGGCTGAACCATAGATCACCTTAAAACACTTTGCCAAAGCCGGGCTGTCCTGAACCATAAGCCATGCCTGCAAATTGCGCAGGAAGCGAAAGCACATTGCCCCAAGCCTGAGCCGATCCAAGCGCAGCACCAGCGCGTGCAGCACCAGCTTGGCCCAACAGATCAGATATTTGTCCAGCAGACTGCATTCCAGCCGAGCCAACGCCAGCCGCTGATTGCTGTCCAAGCTGAGTCATTCCACCAAGGCGACTATATTGCTGTTCAAGGAACTGATTGAGCAGTTGCGGACGAAACTGAGCCAATGCACCTTGGAAGTTTCCACCACGCAATCCACCAGTCGCAGCAGCGTTCTGCGCCATTGCTTCTTCGCCCTGTCGGGCCAATGCCTGAAAGATCGGGCTTTGCTCTTGCTGCGATACGAAAGCTGCCTGCGCTTCTGGTCCAGATAGACCTAGAGCCGCCATTTGCTGCTGCAAGGCAGGCGTGCCAGCGGCAGTATAAGGCTCAAGCAGCTTTCGCATTTCCTCGCGTGCTGCACGGGTTTCAGCAACACCAAGCGCACTTGCATCAGCCTGAAGCCTGCCAGCCTTTTTAGCTGCGCTTGATTGCATCGCACCACCTACCAAAGATGTGCCACCAACAATAAGCCCTGTGACTGGATCAGGCATCAGACATTTCCTTCATATAATCTTCGAGGCTTTCGCCATATAGCTTCAGAACAACGCAACCAATATCCATCGCGGCCTGCACGCCATGCTCGATCTGCACAGCGGCTAGAACCATATCATAATAGCCAGCACGCCAAACAAAGCTGGTGGCACAAGCCTCGCCTTCACGCTCAACAACGTCGGAGGCTTTCCATTTCAAAACAGCAACGCCCATTAGCGGGATCAGCATGTGCGCGTTTCTTTGATAGAACCCATTTGCGGGAAGGCCGACCAATGCGTTCCAGATTGCGCCGTCAAGATCATCTCGATCTATAGAAGCGCCGTCTGCAATATCATCGAATAGCTGAATGACTTCCCAAAGCGCAATCAGCCAGTCGGAGGCTTCATCCGAAAGACTGAGTGTCTCGGTAAAGTTCCGCCGAAGCCAGTATTTGGGGGAGCCATCCTGCGTCATTCAAAACCCTTGAAGGTGAGCCACCGGCTGCTCAATGACGCTCGGTGGCTGCACCATATCACAATTGTCTTGCTATGAACAATAGTCATCATTATTCTTGATCCGCAGCTTACCTGACGGGGGACAGGCGATTCATCACCGCTTGCTGCGTTTTTCCTGATGCAACACTGTGATGAGGTGTTTTATGATTACCGCAGAACGCTTGCGTGAACTTGCGCATTATTGCCCTGAGACTGGCGAATTTACCCATCTTCAAAGCAAAGGCCGCAAAAAGGCCGGTATGCGTGCTGGCTCCCTTCGCAATGATGGATACATTTACATTATGTTTGGTGGCGTTCGGGCTTTGGCTCATAGATTCGCTTGGCTGTATATGACTGGAAACTGGCCTGATCAGGAAATAGATCACATTGATGGAAACAAGAGAAACAACGCTTTTTCAAACCTTCGGGATGTTGATCGTTCTCTAAATACGCAAAATCAAAATCGGGCAAAGGTGAACAACAAAATTGGCCTTCTAGGCGTTACCCAGTTAAAAACAGGCAAGTTTGTAGCTACCATCATGCTTCGCGGAAAGCGACATTACCTTGGTGTTTTTAAAAGCCCTCAAGAGGCGTATCAGGCATATCTAAATGCAAAACGCGCTATCCATGATGGATGCACGATTTAATCGTCATCCTCCTCGTATTCCTTTTCCTCCCAAGCCTGACATGACCTTAGATCATGGCAAATAAACTCAAATTTATGACAGTAGCCCCGAAACCCAGCATTATCATCCCATTGGTTCCACGGAATACGTTCCATCTTAGATTGCATTAATGTCGTATTATCATAGTACGAACAGTTGGAGCAGCGGCGGCGACGGGCTTCAGTCTCATCGACCTGCATAGCCTTGCCAAGCGCACGCCAATATTCAGGGTTTGCACCGCGCTCGTTGCTGGGCTTTTCAGGGCCGAGCATCCAATCGTCGATCACGACTTGCGTGTTCTTCTTGTTCTGCGCGGCAGTGATGAACGGTTCGCTTTCACGCAGACCGCCAAAACCCTCGATGATAAATGATGGCTTCTTCATTAGCCGATTTCCCTGCCAGATGCGCGGATGTTGATCGCCGTGCCAGTGCTGGCAATCGTTGAGATGAAATTGCCGTTTGCGAGAACCTGGCCGACCAATTCTGGGAAGGTATATGTCTCAGAAGGCTGAAGCGTCTTGGTCTTGACGATCAGGTTATCATTCCCTGCGCTGCTAGATGCCGCCACAAGATTGACGCTGATCGTGCGTGCAGCCGTGTCGTAATTGGTCGCAGTGAACTTGTCGATGATCG